AACGAAAAGGGCTGCTAGAAGTGACGTTGATCACAAAAACATCAAGAGAAGTATATACGAATCCATAGGTTTCTTCTATTTCCTCTATCGTTTCTCCGTTAAAGCTTTTAATTGTTTTTTTTGTTTTTGTAATCCCTCCATTATCGAAAGCATGGGTAGGAACTCTTAGGTAGTCGCTAGGGTAAGCTTCCTGAAAAAAGCCCCTATTAATAGTAGGAGGGACTTGTGGGGTTGGATCTCCTTCTATGTTTGTGGCAAATCCTTGGGAGTCTTCTCCCTCTTCCTCTTCGTTATTCGCTACACTTCTATCTATTATTAATTCTGCATTATTAAATTCTTTGGCTAACCTGACCCCATCTACCAAAGCACCAAATCCACCCGTTGACTCGTAGGCTAAACCTTTTATTTCCCAATCGTAAAGGGTATAAATTGGTTCAGTCCTAAAGTTTTTAAACTCAATCCCTGCCACCTTGCTATAATCGGGGAATTTGCCCTGAATCAAGGCTATATCGTCTATCAAGTCCTTTAAGGTTACTGTTTCGGTGTTGTCGGGTTCAGCCCCACTGACAGGGATGAAATTATCAACGCCGCACATGATCGCAACATTGGATTGCCTGGCAACATAGCTAAAAGAATAGGATCTAAATCTTCTGCGAGTTCCCCCTGTGCCACTAGACCCTAGATTAATCTGAATGGGCTTATCTATTGGGCATCTAATGGTATCTCCGTAACTTGAATAAGGGCTTTGCAGTGGGATTGTTATTTGTACGGCTTCACGGGAAAAATCTACGGAACAAACACCACAGATAAAATCTAGTCCATAGCAGGACAACTCCCTAGTCGGGGTAAAAAAATCTAGGATAGATTGTAATTTGGATTTATGCACTCTCACGGTCAAGCTGCCATTAGGAGGATTTCGCCACGATTGAGAGATAGAAAGATTAATAATTCTGGCAATAGAAAAAAGAGGATCTGGATTAATTATTAGATTGGTTTTAATCCTAGGTGTGCTATTCTCCAAAGGCTCAATAATTTCTATCAGGGACGGGGTAGCTACGGGGGAATTGAAGATTGTAAATCCTGCTACTGTAGAAGTCCCGACACCGTAAGAATTGCTGATAATAAATCCTGCTGGCATTAGATTACCTCCTGATTGCCCTGCACTTTGTCTAGAATTGCCTGAATATCTACTGATGGCAAGGCTCCCGAGTTACTTAGGATAGCCCATAGATTTTCAATATCCAAAGCCCCTAAGGTGAATAGTTCAGTTAAAACTCGAATCATGTCAGGGGACAATCCCATCCAATAACCTTCTTTAATTACTATTCCCTGATCTGATGGCGGCTTTTTATTTTCCCATAATGCCCAAAGGGTGCAAATCTCGTTAACCGCACTCATTTTATCGGAGCCGTAAAGACTTAAATTAGCTCTTGATACCGTTCCCCTTATATTGGCTTCCGTGGCTGTCATCGTCTGTTCGGAACCTAGGAAGTTTAACGATTCTTGGGCTATTTCCTTCTCGATTTGTTCATAAGCTTCTTTTTTTAGATTAATAGCGTTACCAGTTGTTTCTAATATTTGAAGAGTTTGATCCGCAGCTAAATCGACCACAGTATGGGGAGATATTAGTAGGGGAGTTAAAACCTTGTCATCTGATGTGCTTGCCACCCCTGTACGGACGTATAACGGAGCTTGATAGTGCAGAGACTCTAAATAGTCCGTATGTAATTGATAATGGCTCAAATTAGCTTCCGCAATGCTTAACAATGGCGGTTCTATCTCAAGCGGGTTGTTGCAGTTATTTGGGTAGAAAACTACAGGGATTATAGGTAAAGAGGTTTCACCCTTATCTACAATCGTCAAAGTTCCATCAATCTTTTCCCATACCTGAAAACTGCCTGGTACAAACTCAACGAATTGATCTGTTAGCCTAACTTTGTATTCATCAGAGGGATCTTGTTTGTAGTAACTTCTTTTTATTACTAATCTATCTACAGCCATTGATCCGTCATCTCGGAAGATAGTTGACGGATTAATAATGTTCTCCCGATCAATTCTAGTTAGAAAAGGTCTTTTGCTTGAGCCATCTCCACTGCGGGTATAATCTACTATAATCGCGCAAAAGCCTTTAATCAAGGCCGATGTATCAGCATCTACTAAGAACTGCTGAAAGCTTGTTCCTCGCAAGTCAATATTATTAAAAATTGCTTCTCTTTGCTCTTGAGAATACCAGCTTAAGGTATCTGGCTTGATGCTAAACTGACTTAATAATCCCGCAAAGTTATTAACTGTTTTTTCAAATAGTTTCTTGTAGCGACTTCTTTTTAATCTCCCATAATATTTTTCAGGTGACTCTCTTGTCTGTATTGGGATAAAAACATTTCTAATTGAGGCGTAATACTCATTAGGATCGCTATTCACTAATCCTAAATTAGCTATTCCATTATTGCTATATTGCTCGTAGGGATACCATGCTTGCTTGCCCTCATAGGAAGCAGTCAGAAATCTTAAAAGCGATTCAAATTGTTCGTATTGCGGATGCTTGGAATCAATTGGCATGTTTCTTAGTCTCCTATTAAAGGCGGGCGATTTTTGTAGGGGTGAGAGGCAGGGAGGGTTGACTGCAAATTTCGTAACTTATATTCTTAATCTACCTTTTATTCTCATAAAAGACTGCAAAATTTCAGCATCACCAAGGATTCTATCGTAATACGAAAAATGATATAAATTCCCTTGATAGTAACTATTGGTATTGTTAAATCCTAATACAGCCGAGGCTGTAACGACAAAAGTAGTAGAAGCGATAGTAATACTACCAAGAAATCTGCCATTTACAAAGCATTTGAAGGTATTCTCTTGCTTATTAAAAGTAATAGAAAGAAGGAATGGGACTTCAAAGCTAACTGGTAAAATGGGAAAAGACCCAAAACCTAAGACATTATGAACCCCAATGCTTAACCTGTAAACTTCGTAACCAATTACAAATCCACCATTGGAGCCATTGTTAAACAATACAATACTACTGCTAATAACTACTGGCGTGCTGATTATATTTATCGTAAAATTAGCATTTGTATTGATGTAATTTGCGGGTAGTACCGCATAATTACTAGAGCCATTTAGGACGATAGAACCACCCAATCTAATACTATAGGCGGGATTATTTATCAGAGCAGCATTAAGCCCATTGCCACTTAAATCTTTCCACACGTTTCCAAATCGAGGGTAAGATTTTTTAATACCAGCATCATAATAAAGTTTCAACCCCGATTTAATAATGGGAACCAAACTCTGCCTAGTAATTGGCCCAATCGTCCCGCTAAAGCTCCCTGTAAAATTGCCCGCCGCGCTCTCATTTAACATAGCAATCTATCCCAAATAATCGTACCTTTCAGCACTTATCCAGCATGATGTACCTGCAGTTAAATTGGCGAGAGTCGCGGCTTTTAAAGACTCATTTTTACCTAACAAGATAAATGGCTTGGCACTTGCTGGATCTATTTGCAGCCCTGGGATCGAGGTTAACAGCAATAAGTCCACATTTACCCTAGCTGCGAAGGTATTACCAGCCGATAAAAGTACGTTGACCAGTCCGATTGGCCTGACCGTTGAACCAGTTAATCCATAAAGAAAAACGTTGACAGTAACAGTATCATTTGTAGATGCTATTAGGGATACGACTCGACTCCCAAAAGCAAGAGTAGCGGGTACGATTACCACTCCGTTAGTGTCAGATCCTAAAGTTCCTATTGTAGTTCCAGTAAGGACTCCCCTAGATGTTTGTACGTCCGTGGCGAATCTTGGCTTTTCCCATGCTTCTAATGGCATAAATTAACTCCCATATCCTAATCTAGTGAGCAGTGTAGTTTCCTGTGTGAGAGATACCACTATTGACAGTATTGTGCTATCAAGAACGGTAGCGTCATCGAACGTTTCTGATACGTTATCTAACAATGTAGAATTAGAAGCCGTTATGTATCCTTTGGCTAAAGCGAACTGAATAGCCTGAACAGTCAATAAAGCTAGGGCAGTGCTGTTATTTGCTGTATTTGCTGCTATCGCTAGTAATTGTGCAGAAGATTCGGGATCTTGCAATATAGCAGTTGACGCTATAATAATCGCCGCAGCAAAGCGATTCTGTAAGCTGACACTAGCAACCGTTGGCTTAAGATATCTAAGCTGAGTTCCGTTTGGAATTGAAACAGAAATAGTCATAAGTTACCTGTCATAATAAGGGATGAATTTATGAAACTAATTTCAACTTCATCAGAAATTTGATTGGTTGCTATTAGATCCCATTTTGTATCCAAAGAATTGTACCTAAATCCAAAGTAATCCTCTCTACCCACTCCTGTTGTCTTATTGGGCATAAGCCCGCCATTGGGACTGTAAAGATTTCCCCATGCTAACACCCTAGGAGCCGATGAACTGACTCTAATTATCAATTCTTGGTAATTTACAGGAGTACCCGTAGGGTTAGCTATTGTCGTATTCTGCGACAAAGAATTTAGTATTCCTATCGTAGTTGTATCTACGTTAGGAGTAACAGTAGCTGCGTCGGTTAAAGTTGTTATTGTTGGGGAGCCGCCGCCAGTAATTGTTAGATTTCCACTGCCTAGTACAGGTTGTCCGTTGATGGTTCTTATGTTTTCTCCACTAATCAATAGGGGTTGTAATCCCGAAGTTAGTCCTGATACAGTTGTGATCTTATGGGCTGATTCTGATATTCCGTAGATTAAAACCCGATCTACATTGGCAGGAGTTGTTTTAGTAGTCAGTCCAGAAATATTTAGAGCGATAGTCCTATCAGCCGACAAATCTCCCCCGCCTGTCAACCCTGAAGCTGTAGCAATAACTCTAGAGTTAGGAGGTTTTGCGTCTAAAGATGGCTGAAGATTGGCAATATTGGCAATTGAATGGGTATGTCCAGATGCTGTTTTGCTG